CGGTGCCGAAGTACATCAAGCTTGACGAATCCACCGACGTATTTGGGAGCGACTCATGAGCGACACACACGGAAAACTAGCCCTGCCCGACTCGCCCACGCACCCGCTGGTGCGTGCGGCGATGGAACACGGGTCGCTCGACCCGGCCACGCTGCGAGACCTGCTCGCGCTACAGCGGGAGTACGAAGCCGGCGAAGCGCGCAAGCTGTATCGCGCCGCGATGGTCGCGTTAAAGCGCGACATGCCCAGCGTGGTCAGCCGCGACGCGCTCGTCGACTACACCGGGTCGAAGGGCAGAGTCACATACCGCCACGCCAGCCTGGCGGGCATTCTCGACGCCATCGTTCCGCATCTCGGGCAGCACGGCTTCTCGCACGCTTGGGAACCGTCGACGGACCAGCGCGGCGTGACGGTGACGTGTCGACTGTCGCACGAGGCGGGGCACTCCGAGCAGGCCACGATTACAGCGCCCATCGACACGAGCGGTGGCAAGTCCCCGGCGCAAGGCGTGGCGTCGACGATCACACTCTTGAGCCGCTACACGCTCTCCTCGCTGCTGGGCATCGCGTCCGCAGACATGCCGGAGCCCGGACCCGCACCCGACGAGCCAGACCCGGCGCGCGCGCGCAAGGCGTGCAGCAAGCTGGCCGCGTTCGGGTTGACGGTAGATGATGCGGTCGGCTTCGTGGGGAAGCCGGTCGGAGAGTGGACATCGGAAGACATCACGCGCCTCGGTGCGTGGGTGAAGGAAGGGAAGGAAGCGAAATGAACGAAGCGAAACTGATTGAGAAACTCCGCGCCAAGGTGGCGCTGTTGCAGGAGCGTCACGCGCAAGCGTGCCGGCTCGCGGATGACACGTACAACGCGCGCCTTAACGCGCTGCTCGAGCCGTACGCGGACCACATCCGCAAAGCCGCGGGGCGAAGCGAATGATCGCCGCAACAGTCTGCGGCAACCTCGGCCGCGATGCAGAGCTCCGCGACACCAGCGCGGGCCCCGTGCTTTCGTTCTCCGTCGCGTCGTCGACGAAGCGCGGCTCGGAAGAAATAACAACGTGGGTGCGGTGCAGCTTGTTCGGCAAGCGCGGCACCGCGATCGCGAGCTACCTCACCAAGGGCAAGATGGTCGTGGCCTCCGGGTCGCTAATGCTGAGGCCCTACACGAAGGACGGACAACAGCAGACGTCGCTCGATATGAACGTCAACGATGTGAAGTTTTTCGACACTCAGAAGCGCGCACCCGCGCGCGAGCCCGGCGACGACACGGACGAGGACGTGCCGTTTTGACGCGCAAGCCGGTGGCGGTGGCGTACGATGGCGACGACGCTGTCCTAGTCATTGCGGACGACGGGACGATTTGGTCGCTCATCTACGGCAAGCGTTCCAAGTTGTGGCAGCGCCTGCCCGACCTCCCGCAACCCGAGGACGACGAGTGACGCGCAAGCCGGTGGCGTCACCGCGTGTCGTCGCTGAGGTCCTTCGGCTCTGCGATCGCGTGGTGTGGTGTCAGGCGTCGCGCGCAAGCGGCGATCTTGACGCCGACCTTGACGCGCTAGAGGAGCAGCGCGTACTAGTGGAGCGCTTGCTCTCGGACCCCGACTAACTCCCCCCCGAGTGCACCGGGGATCTCCGATGACCCAGCGCCCGGCTGGGTGTGCGCACCGGGCCCCTTCGGGGGCATAAAATGATCGCTGCTCTATTCGTCGAAACCAACGGCCACTATTTCGGCCTGCCAGATGTTGACCCGTGGGACTCCGCGCGGGACGCGCGCCGATACCCGGGCCCGTATCCCGTCGTAGCGCACCCGCCGTGCTCGCGCTGGTGCCGCTTGGCCGGGCTGGTCGAAGCGCGATGGGGCCACAAGCGCGGCGAAGATGACGGATGTTTTGCCTCCGCGCTGGACTCTGTGCGTCGGTGGGGCGGCGTGCTCGAACATCCAGCGTACTCCGATGCGTGGCCCGCGTTCGACCTGCCGCGCCCGGTGCGTGGCGGTGGATGGCAACGAGGCATTTGCGGCGGGTGGGCGTGCCACGTCGAGCAAGGCCATTATGGCCACGTCGCGAAGAAGGCTACTTGGCTTTACGCCTTCGGGGTTTCGTCGCTTCCGTCTCTGGATTGGTCGGTAACGCCGGACGGTGCGAGCTCAGCTCCCGTGTCGTGGTGTGGGAACCGCGTCGCAAGCGGGGAGACCCGCCCCCGCGTCGGCAAAGCAGCAGCGGCACGAACGCCCGAGAGCTTCCGCGACATGCTGCTCGACATCGCGCGCTCTGTCAGTCCCCCGGCAAAGTAGGCAACCGCTCGCGCTTAAGGGACGACGCGATTTGCTCTAGCAGTTGCGTCTGACGCTCCGAATCCGCTGCCATGCTTTTCGTTCCGCGCGCCGTTGCGCTGATTGCAGTCGTCAGTCGCGCGTAAAGCGGAACGCCTTCGTGGTCTGGCGTGTAAGCCAACGTGTGCATGTCGTTTACCTGCTCCGCCAACGCCGCAAGCGACGGCCCTGGCGGCGGCCGTGTCGCTGGCTTCGTTCGCGTCCACGCCTCGCGCCCGCCAAGCGCTGCGACTGCCGCGCCGATTATTGATCCGACTGTCATAGCGTCCAGCTCCATTTCATGCACCTTTCCTCACGAGCGCAAGGAAGTGATCCCAAGGGAAGTTTGGCCCGGGGTCGGTGTGGTCCGTCAGTCCGAACGCCCTGGATACCTCGGTGTGTCCGCAGAAGCCCTTGGTCGTCGTGTCCCTGACCTCGTCCACGGTAAGCCGGCGGACCGGTATCCCGTAGCGCTTCGCGATTGCAGCGGCGTCTTTGGCCGCGATCACAAGCGTCCGCTGAGACGCATCATCGGCCCATTGTTCCGCGGTTTGTCCCGCGCGCCCTGCGAGCTCGATGTGATACCCGTCCGCGTTGGCACCCTTGGCGCCCCAGGCAACATGCTCGGGCCGGACGCACCTCACCGCCGAATCCTGGTCAGCGCACAGGTGCGCGCTCGCTTTCGGCGGAGGCCCGCTTTTGCCGGCGAACCATGCGGCCACGGCCTCGGCTGTCTTCGGGCCTTCGCCGGTTTCCATCGTGTGCATGACGATTAGCCTCACGCTTTGGCGGTGCGCCCACGTCCAGCCCGAGGCTTGGAGAAACGGCCACTCTGACGCACCATCGGGCTGCTCTATCGGTATGCTGGTAAGGTTCGCTCTGGTTTGCGCACCGACGATGCCATCCGCTTCCAGCCCGCGGTCGAGTTGAAAGCGCAGGGTTTGCTTCTCGGTGAGCGCTCCGAAAGCGCCATCGTCGCCCCATGGCGCGAGCGAGTATCCAGAGCGTTGCAGGACTCGCTGCCATGCCGCAACGTCGTCGCCATCGTCCCCGCGGCGCAACGTCCGCCACTCTGACGGGTCCGGCCTGATCAAAAGACTACGCGCCATCAGACCACCGCCCAACCCCCGGCACGGACGCCGAGGTAAACCCACCGCGAGCGAAGCCACGACATGCCGTCTTCGCGGCAGACGCGCATAAGCTCGAGGTCTGCTTCACGGCGTGCAGACTTGGGCAGGTGTCCGTCCCGAATCAGCTGATAGAGCGCGTCGTGATAGAGCGAGCCGCGCATGAAATTCCGCGTGTCGAACGTCGGCCCGCTCGGGCCATCCCAGCAATAGCCCTCGGTAATCGCGAGCATTCCGGAGCCGGTCAAGATGACATAACCGTCGACTACGGCAGCACCGTTCGGCGGGACGATGTTGACCGCGGCAACGTGGCGCTTGGTAAGCTGGTATTTGTAGCCCTTGCGCCGCTGCCATGCCCGCGCCGGGAGCTTGCTGTAGTGAATCGTCCTCATAGCGGAACGAAGCCCCCCACTAACCGCTCAAGCGCGGCGAGTACTTCGACCAGCGCGGCCCACATGAGAACGAGTGCGAGAATCATCAGGTGTCCGTATCTTCCAACGCTGGCGGGCGCGCCACGATGGCGGTCTTCTCGGCTTCCCACGCGGTGCGCTCGCCGGTTACGATTCGGGTGTCGATCGTCGTTACCGAATGGTCCGCAAGCGACACCATGAAAAGCCCGTCCCGTTGCTTGTGCTTCCTGCCTACCGCAGTGTACCAGCCCGGCGGGGGCAGGCCGACGCCGCGCGGCTCGGGCGGTGGGTAGGCGCGCATTGCACGCGCCAGGATGGCGTCAGCTTGCGTCTCGGTCAGTCCTGGAATGTACCGGTTCACGAGATCCCCCACTTGGTCATCAGCGCCGTTGTGGCGTCGATGCGCGCTTGGTCGGTGAGCGCATCGGCCCACCACACCATCTCGCCGAATTTGGTGTTACAGCAGCGGGTCGGGTCGCCCACCGTGTTGGACAAGATGGCTATCGTCGTTCCGCTTGCGCCGTGTGTGTAGGCGTCTGCGCCGAGCGACGTTAGATTGCGGTACATCGTAGCGTTTCCGCCTGACGTGTTCGGCGCGTGGAACGTGAGCACCTGCGCGCCGGTCGCACCATCCGCGATTGACGACCACGCGCCATCATAGAAACCGACTTTCCCATCCGTGTCCGTGTTCATCGCGAGCACAAATGCTGGGCTATTCGTGTGCAACAGGTAATCAAGCGTCCCTGACGACACCTGCGGATCGATCACCATCATGATCGTTTGAGTCCCTGACGCGATCGTCGTCCAGCCGGTAGAGGCCAGCCAATGGTTCACGCCATCCCCGAGGCACGCCTGCCGCGTTCCAATCGTCGACACCGTTGGGCGGTCCGCGACTGTGCCTTGGACCCAATCGCGGCCGGTGCCCGCCTTGCAGACGGCGGCAGAAAACGCGCTAGAGACTTTCGTCACGTAGGCATCATCGCTGAGGTCTGTCCACTGCTTGACAGTGCCGTAAGCGGTCGCGTCGAACACCGACGCGCCCGCCCGCCGCCGACCCAACCCTAAACCGAGACCTAGACGCGGCATGACGTCACCAGATTACCACAAGCTCGGTCACGTCGGTGGTAGTTGTGATCGTTGCCGCGGAGCAGTCGATCTGCCAGCCGTCGAACGGGACGGTGTTCGACGACGTGTGCCCCGAGCCATCTGTGAACTCGAGTGTGGCCCCGATGCCGCTCGTGACGCAGATCGCGCGTGCGCAGTCCGAGCCCGTGGGCGAATCGGCGATCAGGTCGATCGCGCTCGCGAAAGACGTGTAGGTCTCCTTTTTCGACCCGGGCCCGGTTCCCGCAGCGGTTCCGCGCGCGCCCCGGTTGCTTGCTGTATATGCTCCGTTTGCCATGTTACATAGTCTCCAATCCGTCAGCTGCTAGCGCGTCTGCGCGCGTCCTGTGGTGTTGTGATGTGTTCGGCGTGCCGCTTCGGCGTGGTAGCTGCGGCTGCTCCTTAGCCCGCGCGGCGTAGGCGGCCTGTGATGCGCGGATTTGCTCCGGGCGCAGCGACGGGTCGAGCGGGATACCGAGCAGCAGCCCGAGCTGAACGCGGCGCTCGTACGGGATGTCGCGTTGCTTCTCAGACACCTCGGCCATCGTGGCTTCCCTGAGCGCGGCGAGCCGTTCGGGATACACCGCCGCCCACGCCTCGACCTGCTCGCGCGTAAGCCTCCCGTTTGCAATTGAGTCGAGCACCGATTGAGGGTTTTCGATCGCGTCTTTGCGCCGCGTCCACCGCCGGAGCTCGCCGGCGTCCACGGGACGATCGCGGTGCATCCGTGACAGCACCGGGTTTTCGCTTTGCCGCGGCGGGCCGGGCGCGGTCTCAAGCAGGTACTCTGCCGCACGCCGCCGGGTCTCTTCCATGGCCACGGCGACCTTGGGCGCAGACTCCATGATAGCCGGCGTGGCGCGCGACATCCGGGCCGAGCTCAGGTCGACCAGCGTGCGCTGATATGCGTCGTCCACACTCTCGTTTTTCTTCGCGCGCAGGACCTTCCGCGAGTCGTGCTCGACGACTGCGGCAGCGGTGGCACCGATGGCAGCGCGGCCCGCCGACGCGGCACGGGACCCCGCCGAAACGGCGCGTTGGATCGCTTTCGATTCCGCGAGCGCTCCCTTTCGGTACGTCTCAATTATGTCGACCATATGGCCGCGACCGTACTTGCGCAGATAATTGTTTGCCGCGCCCACGCCGAGCGCGCCGAGCGCGCCGAGCCCGAAGCTGCCGGACGCGAGCCCGACGACCGCGCCTGCGTTGCCGCTGATGTAGTCGGTTAGCGATGGCTGGCGGTTAGCTAGCCCTGACGTGCTGACTTCCTTCGCCTGCTTTTCGGCCCACAGTGCCGCGCGTACGGCTTTCTTGTCGGCCTTGTATCCCGCCGCTATGGCGTCTCCGGCGTTCGCTGCGATTGACTTCTC